CCGATGGCGTATGCCGGCGGGATGTAGGAGCCTTCCATGTCCGCCTACGACGACGCTATCGAGGCGATCCTGGGCGGCCTGCCTGCCCCGGACTACTCGGCCCAGGCCAGGACGGCTGCCTTGCGGCAGCAGCCTATGGCCCCGCCGGGCGGCGCGCTGCCGCCAGGAGGGGGCGCAGGGGCTCCCCAGATGGCCCCGCCCAGGGTCGGCGGTGCCTCGGACTCCTGGGGCGAGCCGGTCAAGACCGGCGTCACGGGCTCCTGGGGCGATCCCATTCCTACCCCGCCGGCTGCCGCAATGGCACCGCCACGCCCTCAAACGCCGCCGCCTGGGGGTCTACCCCCAGGATGGTCGCAAGGCTCTCCTGGAGGCTCTGCTGGCTCCGGCGGCCTGCCCATGTCGGTGCGTGCGTCGGCCACGACCCGCCCGCCCGGCATGCCGCCCTTCCAGGCCGGGCCGGGCTCGATCCCGACCCAGCCGGGGCCGGCAGCTTCGCCCGTGTACGACTCCCTGGAATCCGACCGCACCCGGCTGATGGCCGAGCGCGAGCGGGCTTTAAAGATGCAGGAGGAAGCTCTCAAGCCGGCGGACATGAGCAAGATGGAGAAGTTTGCCCAGCAGCGTGGCGAGGCCGGCAACCAGGGACTGGTGATGGCCCTGCTGGCACGGCAGGCCGGGAAGAACTTCGACCCGCTGCAGCAGCACTTCATGCAGCAGTCGGCGGCCGCGCACGAGCCCATGAAGATGACCGGGGGCACGCTCACCGACCAGGGTTTCGTGGAGGACCCGGCCTACGCCCAGAACCTCGCCTACCAGCGGGCCGACGCCCGGCTCAAGGCTCTGGACACCGCGCTACAGGGCAACCTGACCCTGCAGTCGCGGGCCGACCTGGAGCGGCAGAAGGAGATCGCGGCGAAGGAGCGCACCGACGCCATGATCGAGGGCCGCTACGAGACCCGGATGCTGGCCGGGGCGATTGCCGGCGGCGGGGCCAATGCCGGCGTCAACACGCTGGTCGGCACCGATCCCGACACCGGAGCCCAGGTCTTCCACAACAACCGGACGAACGCCAGGACGACCTACGACCAGCGCGGCAACCTCGTGCCCTACCAGAAGCCCGAGGTGGTCGCCACTGGGCAGAAGAGCGGCAAGGGCACGACGGACCCGCAGGTCACGCTGGATCTTCTCGGCGACATCGAGAAGGTGCTGCCCAAGGCCACCCACAGCGGGTTCGGGGAACACCTGGACAAGGCTCTGCAGTACGTCGGCCGCGACACCGAGGGCGCGAACGCCGCCCAGGCACTGGAGCCTATGGTCGGGCGGCTCATCTCCGCGATGCCGCGCATGGAGGGTCCGCAGTCCGACAAGGACGTCGAGCTTTACAAGCGGATGGCCGGCGACCTCGCCAACCGTGGGCTGCCTATCGCAACGCGGCAGGCTGCGCTCAAGTCGCTCAAGGACCTCACCACCAAGTACAGGTCGGGCCAGTTCATGAAGCCCAACGCCACCCAGGGCACGGTGCCGGTCGAGCATTCGGCGAGCCAGGGTGGCGGCGGCGGTCTTCCTGCCGGGTGGTCCGTCCAGACGAGGTGAGCCATGCCTACCTTCACCTTCACCGACCCCCAGGGCAAGATCCACGATGTGACCGGGCCGCCGGGCTCGACGCCGCAGCAGGCGTTCGCCATCCTGCAGCAGCAGCTTGGCGGGGCCGCCCCCCAGGCTCCCAGGCCGCCCGCCCCTGCGCCGGACCCGAGCCAGTACGACCCGACCGAGGGCATGTCCTGGGGCCACAAGGCACTGGTGAACCTGGGTGCCGGCATCGACACGACGTGGCAGGGTGCCAAGCAACTGGTCGGCCAGGGCATGACCGACGAGCAGTTGCAGGAGAAGCGGCGGATGGACCAGCACCTCGCCGACCAGACGACGGGCGGCGGGCTGATCCAGCTTGCCGGCGAGATCGCGCCGACCATCCCGTTGGGGATGGGTGCCGGAGCGGCCGCCACCAGGATCGGCGGGCTCGCCAGGGCAGCGGCGGCCAGCCCGTCCCTGTCGGCCGCAGGCGGCGGTGCGCTGCAGGGTGCGCTGCAGCCGGTGACGTCGGATGAGTCACGGCTGCAGAACACCGGGCTCGGGGCGGCCGGGGGCATGGTTGCGCCTACGGCTTTAAAGCTCGCTCTCAAGGGTGGCGGGGCGGTCGGCCGGGGCGTGGGCGGCGCGGCCCAGCGGTTCGCCGCCGCGATCCCCGAGGACGCTGCGCTCATCGGCGGCATCGGTGCCAGGGCGGCCGAAGCCCAGGGCGGTAAGCGGGCCGCCACCGTCATCAAGGACGCCACCGGCAACATCATCCCGGCCGACCAGTACGTGCCGCACGCTGCGGTGTCGGCCCAGGGCGGCCGCCCGAGCGCGGCCGTGGCGACCCAGGACTCTGCCCTGGCGAGCCTGGAGCAGGGCAGCCGCACGGGCGGCGGGCAGCACTGGCTACCCTTCGACACCGCCAACAAGGAAGCCCGCTGGAACGCTCTCGACAAGGGGCTGCAGGATCAGCCCGACCTGGACAAGGCTCTCGCCAACGCCAACCAGATCGGGGCGGGCGTCAAGCAGATCTACCACGGCATCCCGGAGACGCCGTTCTTCACCGCAATGGACGACTTCTACCAGAAGCTCCAGGTTGCGAAGGCCAGCCCGCAGTACCTGGGCAACCCGGCGGTGAAGAGCGCAGTGGACTACGTCGAGAAGGCGATGCACGAGGCGGGCACCGTCACGCCCGAGCTTCTGCACAACCTGCGCCGCACGGTGGCCCAGGGGCTGACCGGCGTGCCTGGGATGGGCGACGCGGGCGTGCGCGCCGCGAGCAACGAGCCCTTCGTCATCAGCCTCGCGCATGCGATGGATCAGGTCCTGGACGCATCCAGCACGGGTGGCTTCGGTGCCTGGAAGTCCGACTACGCCAAGGCGATGGGCAAGGCCGAGGCAGCCAAGGCGGACATGCGGGTGCGGGGCAAGTTCTTCGATGAGGCGACCGGCACGCCGCTGAAACCCGTGACCGGGCTGACCGACATTCCCGACGTGACCCCGGCCGCCCTCAAGCAGGCGATCAAGGTGGCCGGCAACGCCACCAGGGGGCCGCAGCGCGGGCAGAACCTGCTGTCCAACCAGTCCACCGACCTCCTGCAGGGCGTGCGCAAGGACCTCGATGCCCAGGCACTGCTGCAGCGTGCGAAGGCCGCCAAGACCGGCGGCAGCGGATCTGACACGGCGTCCAACATCTCCGACCTCGCCCGCATGGTGGCGATGGAGCATCTGGTCCCAGGCTCCTCGCTCGCCAAGGTCGGCTGGAAAATGGGCGGGCAGAACACCGAGCAGGCGATGCAGCGGCAGCTTGCCGAGCTTCTCCAGGACCCGGCCAAGCTACGGGCGTTCGTCGCGGCCCAGGAGCGGCAGCGGCTGCTGCGGGCGGCCGGGCCAAACATCCCGCAACCCGGCATGATCGGCATGTCGATGGCCGGTGTACCAGCGATGGCCGGCGCGGGCCAGCAGAACCAGTGACCGCGCAACTACCAGTAACGCAAAGGCAACGAACGGTCGCATAAGCCCAGCCCAGAACGCATCCACTGAAAGCCTCCTATGCCTCGTAATGTATCCGGCACCTACAGCCTCCCGCTGCCGCCGGTCGTCCCCAACACCGTCATCCAGGCGGCCTGGGCGAACACGACCGAGGACGACATCGCCCAGGCTCTGACCGACTCGCTCGACCGCAACGGCCGGGGTGGCATGACGGCCCCCTTCCGGCTGATCAACGGCAGCGCACTGCAACCCGCCTTCGCCTTCTCGTCGGAGACCGGCACGGGGGTGTACCTGGAGACTCCAGGCGTGATGGCGGTCGCCGTCATGGGGGCCAAGGTCGGGCAGTTCTCGGCCAGCGGCTTCAGCGGCAACATCTTCGGCAACTCCACCATAACCGGCAACCTGTCGGTCACGGGGACCGCGACGATCACGGGCGACGTCGGGATTGCCGGCGGGATGGTGCTTGCCGGGGGCATGACCTCGTTCGATGACATCACCGTCGATGAGACGTTCGACGGCGAGGCGGGCTTCTACGTCGCCAACCATAGCGGCGGGACGTCTTCGTCCGCAGTCTTCAGCGCAGCCAACAACGCCGGCAACCGGGTGATGCTGGCGGCCACAGGCACCGCCTTCCTCGGGCTGCCTGCGCTGTCGGCCACAGGCATGCTGTACAGCAGCACGTCCCAGGGTCTGGCACTGGTGACGGTGGGTCCTGGCACGCGCATCCGCATGATGCCTCTGGGTACGGAGGTTGCGCGCTTCGACTCCAACGGCCTGGGCATCGGCACCACGCCAGCCACCACGGGCATCCACCTCGACGTGATCGGCACGATCCGGGGCCAGGGCGGTGCCGGGGTCGCAGGCAGCGGGGTCGGGCTGCGGCTGATCAACAGCGCAGGCACGGGCGGCGGCAGCGTGACCGCTCCCGAGACCGGGGGCGGCGGCCTTGTCATGTCGGGCGACGGCGGGCCGCTGGAGTTCTGGGCTGGCGGTGCCAAGCGGCTGGCGATCAGTTCAACCGGCATGGTCACGATCAACACCAGCACCGCCACGTCCATCCTGTCCGTGGGCGGCAGCGTCAACTCCCAGTCCGGCGAGTTCCTCATCACCGACGCCACCCAGGGTGACGCGCGCCTGGGCTTCAACGCCTACACGGTCACGGGCATGTACAACCTGTGGGCAAGCACCAAGGGGCTCACGTTCGGGACCGCCTCGGTCGAGCGCATGCGGATCGACGCGGCCGGGCTCGTCGGCATCAACGGGGCCGTCAACCCCGCCGATCTGATTCGGGTGGGCGTCTACGACGCGGCCAAGGTGCCGGTGCTGGGCTTCATCAAGTCCGGCATCCAGGGGTGGTACGTCGGCGGCGACAAGAGCGGGGCATCGAACCGTTTCGACATCTCGGCCAACGGCGGCCCGCTGCTCTCGATCAACCCTGGATTCGGCTTCGTCGGCATCCAGGCTCCCACCATGTCGGAGTTCCTCACCCTGGGACAGTATGGAGACGGCATCTTCAAGGAGATGTCGGTCTACGGACCCTACGGGTCCACGGCCATCGGCAACTTCTACTGCGGGATGGCCGACGGCAACGGTGGCGGCAAGGTCGAGCTTAACGGGCACACGAGCGCGACCACCTTGTCAAGCTGGCGGATGGTCCACCATAGCGACATCGCCGGCCAGGATCTCACCTTCCGGTTCGCCGCCGCGTCGGCCACCCGGCAGCCTGCAGCGTCCTACGCCGAGCGGTTCAGGGTCAGCAGCACGGGTGTCGCCTCGGTGACTAGCGGCGGCAACCAGTACATCGTGGCGACCGATGCCGGCGGGGCCATCAGCGGCGGCAGCCCGCCTGTCGGTGCCATCGTCCATGCTGTAGCGGCCGGGGCCGGATTCACGGCGTTCACCGCAGGGCAGGCGCAGGCACTCACTGGCTCGATCACCCTCACCGCCGCCCCCATCGCCAGCGGGTCCAACCAAGTCATCACCTCCGGGGTCTGGCGGCTCCTCGGCGCAAGCAACACCGGCACCAACACCGCCCTGTGGCAGCGGATCGGCTAACCTCGGAGTTACACATGGACATCTGGACCAAGACCCGCAACGAACGCGAGCGCAACGCCGGCCTGACCGACGACGCGCCAACCCCGCCAGCCGCTGCGCCGGCCCCGCCAGCCGGCGGGATCAGCTTCTCCAAGCTGGGCAAGCCTGGGCCGGAGGACCCCGCCCTGGCGGCCGCCCGGCAGGCCAAGCTCGTGGAGATGCTGCGCAACAGGTAGAGCTTTAAAGCTCAATCACTGGTAACGAAAAGGCCGCCCGAGGGCGGCCTGTGCTTGGTAGCCGAGGGGGTTACTCGGGCGTCTGGCGGCGGCGGCGGACGATGCCGCCGACGACTGCGAGGCCGGCCAGCATCATGGCGTAGGTGCCGGGCTCAGGCACTGCAGCCGTTACGGCCGCCTTGTAGCCCCACTCCTCGAAACCGTCGCCGGCTTCAGCCCCCAGGACGCCGCCCATGCCCGTGCCGAAGATCAGCCGGCTGTCCATCGCCACCCCAGCGAACGCACTGGTCGGGATGAAGACCGACAGGTCGTAGCCCAGGCCGTTGCCAGGGAACAGGGTGCCGTCCATGATCAGTTCGTTGCCCGGACCCATCGAGTAGATGAGCGAGGAGAACAGACCGTCCACGTCCGCCAGCGAGGTCACGTTGCTGTTGGACAGCAACTGCGCCGCCGCCGACTTCGCGTCCCAGATCCGCAGCGTATCGATGGACAACAGCGGCGTGCCGCCCGGCTCGTGGGCGTCGAGCAGGAACTGGTAGAACGACGTCCCGTTGATGTCGATCACCGCAAGGTCGTTGCGGGTGAACGTGTTGGTGAACGTGTTGGCGTTGTCACGCTTGTCCTGCAGCGGCAGCAGGTTCACGTCGGGCAGGTCGGTGCTGACACCAAACTCGGTGCCGTTGTTCTGCAGCCCCAGGAACGGGTTGATCTCACCGGACCCGATGTTCGACAGGTTGGTCGGGTTGGTGAAGATTGCCTGCCCGCCCGTGGTGTCGGTGACGAACGTGCAGGTGCCGTCCTTGGCGAGCAGCGAGCAGGTGCTGGCGGCCTGGGCAGACCCTAGCGCGAGCAGCGCGGCCGCCCCGAGGGCGGCAAAGAGAAGTTTCTTCATGGCGTGGTTCTCCTGAATGACCCAGGCTTTAAAGGTGCCTGGGCTGACCTTACTGCAGGGAGGCCGAATCCACGTCGGGCACTTCTGCCTTCGGCGGACTCGGTGGAATGATAGCGGCGGCCTTGTTGGCTTCGGCGACCTCGCCGCCCAGACGCTGGATCAGCATGAAGCTGCGTTCAGCCGGCAGCTTGCCCAGTGCCTGGAAGACAAGGTTCATCTCGTCAAAGTCAAACGTGATGGTGTACGAAGCTACAGGCATGTCAAGCCCCGAAGAGGTCGGGCCGCAACAGGGCGGGCTTGACCCGGAAGAACTTGGCGATCTGCGCGGCGCGCAAGCCCGGCAGCGGGAAGTTGCGGTCGGTCTTGCAGTACCGCTCCCACTTGTACAGGGACTGCGGCCGGATGCCCATCTCGCGGGCGAGATCGGACTTGGTCCGGTCCTTCATCTTGAAGTCCATCAGCCACAGGAGCGGATGGCCGGGGGTTGTCTTGCCGCCGGGCATCGCCTTCGGCAGTTCGATCACGACGAGCCGCGAGCCCTCGGGGCGAACCCCGTCCGGCTTGCGCTTGGCGGCCTTCTTCTTGGTTGCAACTGGCTTCACTTGGAACCTTTCAGGCGGTTGAGGATAGCGGATTGCACGTCGGACTTGGTAGACAGAGCCTTCGCGATGTCCTCGTCCACGGTGTCCTTGGCGGCAAGATAGTGTATCACCACAGGCTTGTCTTGACCTTGGCGGTACACGCGGGCATTGAACTGGATATGCTCCTCCAGGTTCCAGGTCAACCCAAACCAGCAGATGGCGTGGCCGCCAGACTGGAGGTTCAGGCCGTGGGCGACCGACGTCGGATGCGCCAGGACGACCGGGTAGCCGCCCTGGTTCCAGATCTCCACGATCCGGTCGGCGTGAGCCCGGCTGACGCCGCCGCCCAGGTACGGGATCATCGTGCCCTTGGGCAGGACGTCGGCCAGGGCGATGCGGATCGCCTCGACCTCGTGGACGAACGCGACCGCCACCAGCAGGGGCGTGCCTTGCTGCTCCTCGACCAGTTCGCACAGGGCGTCGATCTTGGCGTTGTGGATATGCGCCGAGCCCGTCTCGTGGTACGCCCAGCCGTTGGTGATCTGGCGCAGCTTCATCACCGCTGCAGCGGCGGTGACGGCCGTCAGCTTCTGGTCGCCGACGGTGGCGACGAGGTCGTCCCCCATCGCCTTGTAGGCGGTGCGGGCGGCGGCCGGAAGATCCACGCGGATGGTGTTGTAGCTGATGTCGGGCATCGTCAGGTAGTCCTCGGCCTGCAGACGCGTGGAGACGTCGGCGATGGCTCCGGCAACCATCTTCTCCGCGCCAGGGCGGACGTGCCACTCATCGATGGTGCGGCCGCCCCCGATGCGCAGCGGCGTGGAGAACATGAACTGCTTGCGGAAGTGCGTGATGTAGCGGCCCAGGCGTTCGCCGTCGTCCACGATCTGGAACTGGGCGAACAGGTCCTCGATGCCCTGGGGAGCCGGGGTTCCGGTCAGGATCACCCGGCGGGGGAAGGCGGGAAGCAGTGCCTTCAGAGCCTTGAAGCGCAGTGCCTGGGCGTTCTTGAACCGGGTGGACTCATCGACCACCAGCAGCTTGGGCGGGGTGCCGAAGCAGCCCAGGGTGAGGCCGTGGGGGGCGGCCTGCTCTGCCAGCCATGCGACGTTCTCGGGGTTGATCAGGTAGACGTCGGCCTTGACCTTCATGGCGGCCACCCGCTGCTGCGGAGTGCCGTGGATGATCGACACCTTGAGGTGCTTGAACTGGTCCCACTTGGCGACCTCTGCCGGCCATGTGAGGTACATCGGCCGCAGCGGCACGATGACCAGCGTGGACTCAATCAGGCCGTGGTGCTGCAGGACGCAGGCGGCCGCCAGGGTGATGGCGGTCTTGCCCATCCCTGGGTCGAGCAGCAGCGCGCTGCCGGACTTTTGGCAGACCAGGGAGATGGCCTTCTGCTGGAACTGGAGCGGGTTGTATTGCATGTCTGCTTTCAGAAGTGAGGCTCCAGTCTACAGCAGCCTGAAGCTCCAAGTCAAGCATGGCCCTGAACAGCTTCATGCTGCGCACGACAGCGACCGGGTGCCCGATGGCGTCGTACTCCGCGCCGACCACCTTCTGCCTGGGCGACAGCCGGCCGTCCTTCGCCTTGAACTCGACAAACCAGCAGCGGCGGCCCGGCAGCAGGAACAGCCGGTCGGGCTCGCCGACGATGCCACCCTGGAGCTTCACCGACCGCACGCCCCGCTTCCTGGCGTGCAGCCGGGCCGACTTCTCCAGGGACGACTCGCTCACGCCTTGCTCGGGCGCAGCATCTTGCCGTAGACCTTGACCTCGTCCTTGTCCAGCCAGAGCCGCCAGCCCTGCTTGTGGCCGCCACGCTTGTCCAACTGCTGCGGGCCGCCCAGCACCGACCGCAGCCCTACTGCCACCCGCTTCGACGTCCCGCCCAGATCCATGCGCAGGTTCAGCATCTGCAGCACGTCGGCCGCCAGCACGCTGCACTCAAGGGGGTGACGGTCGCTGCGCTCGGCACGCTTCTCGGCGAAGGTGGCGGCAGCATCGGCGACAGGGTCCTCGGCCTGATGCCGGGCGTTGCCTTCGGTCTGCATCCGCTCCTCGGCCTTTGTCAGCCAGTATTGCTCGCCGCCCTTCCAGTAGGTATGCATCTGAGCCCATAACTGCTGCATGTCCGTCGCGTGATCGACGTCGCAGTGGTCGGTCCAGATCACCATGTAGCGGCGGCTGCCGGTGTCGTCCTTCAGGAACTTGGCGTCGTTGACGCTGGCGCAGAAGCTCGTGCAGCGCGGCCGCCGCCCCCAGGCTTCGGCGTAGGGCAGCCGGTACTGGTCGGTGGTGTTGGACAGGAACGCCTTCAGGCTGCCGTTGGCGGACTTGCCGAAGGTGGTGTCAAGCTCGCCAAGCTCCACGATCCAGCCCTGCAGTGCCTCGTGGATCGAGTCACGCGCCGCCGATGCGCTGCCGTCCAGAGACAGGTGCTTGCCCCGTACGGTGAAGTCGGGTGCCAGGGACATGAGCCACCGAGTCTTGCCGATGCCCTGCGGCCCGGCCAGGACGAGGCACAGTGCCTTCTCCTGCTCGCGCCGGTCGGTCCAGCCGCAGGCCGCCTCGATGCATTGCAATAACCAGCGACGAAAATACGCCCGGAAGAGGTCGGGGGTTGGGGTGCGGATCGAGCCCAGGAGGAACTCCAGGCGGTCCTGGCCGTCCCAGGGTTTGGACTCGATCCAGTCCTTGGCAGGGTGCCAGGGGTTCGACTCGGCGATCCGGGTCAGGTTGTCGTCAATGTCCTTCTTCGGCATGCCGGCCCCGTTGACCACGTCGCGCAACGTGCCGTGGATCATGCGGTCGATCTGGTAAGCGGGCATCGAGCCGAAGCCGGCGGTGTCGATCCTCTCCGGCATGATGTAGCTTGTGTGCCCAGTCATCAGATTGAGCCTGGGCTGGACACCGATATGCTCCAGGGCAGCTTCCACGTTGGCATTGGTGCACCGCTGGACGGCCGATATGGCGAGATCTGCGTTGCGCTTGAGGTCGGGCAGGATGCTCATGGGGACGGTTCCGAAGGCTTTGGACAGGGACCTGTAGGTGTAGGCTTCGCCGGTTTTCAGGGGCACAGGTGCCGGCGGCGGCGGGATGTCGGAGCGGATGGCGGCGAACATCTCGCGCAGCTTCTCCGGGTCGGGGCCGGAGGGTGGCGGCGCACCCTGCTCGGCGGCCCAGGCGAAGAACCGCTTGGCAAAGGCCGCCTTGTCAAGGCGGCCGTGCGTGTGCCAGCACTCGATGCGGGGCTTGCCGTCCTCGCTGGCGAACGTCGGCAGGTACTTCGCAGTAGCCCTGGGGTCCGTATGCTCGTCGGAGAAGGGGCATGCGACCACCAACCACTCGCTGCTGCGCTCGCCGGTCAGCATGCCCTGCTCGGCCATCCAGTCCAGGAACGGGTCCGGCTTGCCGGCCCCAGGCCGCTCGCCGCTGGGTACGCGGGGCTCGATGGGCGCGCCAGGGCGGACCTTGAACGCCTTGGCTAGGCTGTTGAGGGTGAATGTCCGGCCCCACTCGACGTCGCGAAGTACGGCTTTAAAGCCCGCGTGCTGGGGCTTCTGGTTGATGCTGCCGGGTATGCGCCAGACGCGGCAGGAGCGGTTGACGCCTGGGTCCTGCAGCCCGGCCTCGATGAGGGACACCATCAGGGCGTCGGCCTTCCCGATGTCGGGCTCCGCTACCTTCAGCATGTAGCCCCACTGCTCGTTGCCTGGGCTCGTCTCCAGCTTCCACGTCGGCTCGACCTCGACCACGCCGCCGCCCTTGCCAGTGCCGTCAGGCTTGACGTCGTCCAGGACGATGGCGAGGACGGCGACCATGTCCTCGGCTCGGCGGTGCTTGCTGTCGCTGCTGGCTCCGGTGCAGAAGTACCAATGCCCGTCCAGGTGCTGCTCGCGCCATGTGTCGTTCTCCCAGGCCGTGTTGCCGTCGGTCTTCGGGATCGCCCTGGCGATGTGAAAGTAGCTTCCGGCTGGAAGCCCTGATGCTAGTGTGGAGAGGAATTCATGTTGGTCTGTGCTAGGATTCTCTTGCTGTTGGCTAGGCATGTCGTTTCCTGTATTGGCGTGGTGGCTAGTCGGGAGGTAAGAGCCCCAGGGTCCAAAGCCCTGGGGCTTTTTCCTGGCCCCATCATTTCCCGTACCTGTCGGCCGTCGTGATGCTGCAGTCGAGAGGGAAACCGGGCAACCATTCTGGCACCCTTTTCATCTCCTGCTTCAGTACCTCTGCTGCCTTCCCGGCGATCGATTCATCGCACTCCAGGATGATCTCGTCGTGGGTGTGACCGATCACTCTGGCATCCCCGGTCAGTGACACTTCGACACGAGCGACACAGTCGCGCAGCAGGGCGGCGCACTGCCCTTGCGTGGTGTTCTCGGCGAACAGGCCGTGCCATACCCGCTCGGTGCGAAAGCCCGCCGGCAGCGTCTTGGTGAACGTGACTTCGGTTTCCCAGTCGTTGAGGTTCTCGCCGTCCCAGCCTGTGTCTCCAGCACCGACCTCCAGCATGACGGTGCGGCGGATCGTCGGGTGGGTGATGGCGACGTGACCCCGGACACCGTGGTAGTACAGGGTGGTGCCGCCGGGCAGGTCGCAGGCCACGCTGACGGTGCCGGGCAGCATCGGGATGATCTGCCGGTAGAAGCCCGAGTCTTCGCCCATGCACGTCATCAGGAAGTCGTGGTACAGGCTGTTGCTGTACTTGGCCGCCCACTTGTTGGCTTCCCTCCAGGCGAAGACGATGTCGGCGTCCAGGCCGGGGGGCAGGATGATCCCGTACTGGCGGGCCATCGACTTCAGCGCACCCTTCGCGCCGCCGAATTGCAGGGACAACTCGGCCACCTTGCCGATCTGCCGCTGGAGATCGTCGGCGTCGGCCGCCGGCACGCCGAAGATGGTCTCGGCGTTCACCCGGTAGACGTCGATGCCCTGCCGGTACATGTCCAGCTTCCACTGGCAGCCGGCCAGCCAGGGCATGCCGCGAGCCTCGACAGCGGCCCAGTCGCCCCAGACCAGGATCTTGCCAGGGGGTGCCTGGATGGTCGGGCGCAGCAGGCTCGCCAGGACGTGCATGACCTTGCCCTGGACGTTGTGCGCCAGGACCTGACTGATGGCGGCCTGGAGGTCCGGCGGACCCTTGCGCAGTAGGTTGTGGACCTGCACGCCCCGGCTGCTGTACCGCTTGGTCTGCGCCGCCCCGTAGCAGATGTAGGAGCCCTCGGCCCTGCCGTTGTCGGACGCACGCTCGGCCATGCGGGCGAACTTCGCCACGCTGGACTTGCCGGCGTCGTCCACCACCTCGATCAACTCGACAATCTCGGGGTCGCAGTCTTTCGCGCACTCCGAGCCCAGGAACCCCGCCCTGGCGTTCTTGTCGGTGGACTCCTTGTCGCCCTTCGCGAAGAAGGCTTTAAAGATCTTGTCTCCCAGGCGAGCCTTCAGCCACTCCTTGATGCGGGCGTGCTGGTTGGGCGTCGTGATCGTGCCGCCGGTCATCCACCCCAGGTAGGCGGCAAGCTCGCGCTTCTCCTCGTCTCCGTAGGTCTGCGCCGCCAGCGCAAGCTGCACGTCGATGGGCAGTCCACGGTCGTTGATGACCTCGGTCAGCAGGTACTCGGCCTGCTCGATCCTCGTCAGCGGGTAGAGCCGGGCACCGATGTCGCGCTCGCTCTTCACGTCGCCGATGCAATAGGAGATCAGGTCTCCGTACTCGTCCGGGTCGCTGGCGTAGCCGCCGGTCGGCAGCGGCTTGCACCACTTCATCATCAGCGCGGTGCCTTTGCGCTTCACCGCGAGATCGGGTGCCATGTCCAGGAAGTCGAGCGCGGTCTCCAGCTTGCCGGGCAGCCCTCGGGCTCGCGCCAGGGCGGCCGTGCAGTGGTAGCGGCGGCGATCCACGGGGATGCCGACGACGTTCCGGGTGATCAGCCGCTCGAACTGGGCATTCCAGGCGTGGACCTCGACGTCCGGGTCCTGGAGGGCGCGCTCCAGGCTCGCCGGCATCGGGTAGCCGGCGGCCGCCGCCCAGTAGCGCACCGGACTGTGGTCCAGGGCGTACGCCGCGCACAGGACCCTGGTCGAGGGGTGGCGGGCGTAGACGTACGCGCCGGCCGACTTCAGGTCGCAGTCGGAGCGGGTCTCGTAGTCCAGGTGCAGGCGGCGGGCTTTCATTTGGAACCTCAGTCTTTAATAGATGGTAACGAAATGGGCCAGGAGGTCGGTCCTGGCCCACGGTGCTTAGGCTGCCTTCTTGGGCTTGGCGGCCTTCTTGGCGGGCGCGGCCACCTTCTTCGCGGGAGCCGGGGCGGGCTCCGGCTTGGCGGCACCGACCGGCAGGTTGGCGTGCCACGCGACCACGTTAAAGATCGGGGTGTAGATGCGCCCGTAGGTCTTGTTCTTGTGCTTGTAACTGTCGCAGGTCAGGCTCACCTCGGCGATCATCCGCTTGGCGTCGCGGTGGAACTGCTCCATGTACTCCTCGGCCAGGGCGGCGAAGGCGTTGATGCCGCCCACGCTGGTGGTCGAGTACACGAGCCGCTCGCCCTTGAGCAGCACGCTCATGCCGCGCATCTCGTTGTAGGGCCGGGCGTTCGGCAGGACCTTGTCCGGGCGATCCGGCAGCGGCCGGTCCATCGGGGCGATGACCTCGTCCAGCAGTTCGGACTGGACGCCCTTGATGTCGGTGTCGGCCCAGCACTGCCAGCCGTGGACGAACCCGTTCGGGTCGATGAAGATGTGATCGCGTTCGCCGACGTGGTTCTCGTCGGTGCCGTAACTCCAGGTTCCGGTCTTGTCCATCTTCAGGAAGCCGACCCGCGTCGAGGCGGCGCGCTTCAGGTTGGCAGCAACGGCCGCAAACTTGCTCGGGTCAAATGCAATTACTTCGCCAGTCATGATTACCTCCGGTGTTTCAACAACGCAAAATTCGCCATCAGCTTTACCGTCTTCGGGTCAGCATCAGACTCCACTGCCACGGTAGGAGCCTGGGGTTTTGGTCCCTTGCTCTTAACGAGGTTCGATCCAGAGGATACCGCAACGATCAGCGATGTCAACTCCTCCGGCAACTTGGGGTGCGCCTTTTCGGCCATCGCAGGCGACATCAGCTTGTCCTGCCAGATCTTGATCTTGCGCCTGCGGGCGATCTCCAGCACTGCGTCCTCGTCGGCCCAGGAGCGGGTCGCACGCTTGGGCTTGAGTTCGTAGCCCGGGATCTCGATGCCCCGGCTGGCGACGTCGTGGCCGATCTCGCGCAGGGCGTCGAGCCACTGCTGCATCAGGTCGGCCTTGTCGAGCCAGACGGCGAGCTTCTCCGGCCGAAGCTCGCGCACGACAAGGGGCATGGCCTCGGTGATGTAGCCCATCAGCTTGGGGCACACGGGCTTGGCCTTGCAGAACCGGCAATGCTCGCCGGGCACGAGGTCGGTGGAGCCCTCGATGGCCGCCTGGATGGCGGACAGGGCACGCGCACCCCAGGCCATGACCTCGGTGGTTGTCGTCTCCCAGGACTTGATCGGCTTGTCCTCGTCGGGCGGCTGCACGATGGTCAGCTTGACCCGCTTGATGCGCTGGAAGGCCGCCGGAGGGACGCGGGACAGGGCCAGGAAGGCGTAGCAGAGCAACTGGTCGTTGCGCTCGGGATCGACCAGGATGCCGGCCCCCGTCTTCAGGTCCACCACCTCCAGCCAGTCGGCGTCGCGCACCACGAGGTCGCTGGTGCCGAATAGCAGGCTGTTGTATTCCATCCGGCATTCCACGTCGGCGACGCCCTTCCCGGAGACCATGTCGATCAGCCGGGTGGCGTAGTCCAGGTAGGGACGCAGGACCCGGTAGTCCTCGGGCTCGACCATGATGGGGTCGCTGCAGGTCAGGTACGCGGCGGCGATGTCGTGCAGCCGGGTGCCGTCGGCGGCGTAGGGGCTCTCGGGTGCCTCGGGCATCTGGAGCCCCAGGCCGAAGGAGCCGGTACAGGTGAGCCAGCGGCTTGCGCTGCTGGGGGCGAAGGGTGCATGTGCAGACATGGATGTCCTATGGTTGGGTCTTTAAAGATTCACAGCGGGGGTTCGACTTTCCAGTACCGCTCGACCGCCGTGCGCCTCATGCGGAAGATGCGGTGGTTGGGGTGCTGGAAGTGGAAGATGCGGGCGTAGTA